TGTTGCCTATGCGAATATTCTTAAAACGTATTGCTCCAGTTTCTCCTTCCGTTGGAGACAAAACATATATTGGTCCATCGTCATCGGATGTTTCGCTGACTAATCTTCCACCTCCATCTATTTCCCAGGATCCAATTTTACCAGTGTTTGCCGTTATACTTCCGGTTACGGCAAGAGTTGTGCCATTCCAAGATAATTTATTACCAAGCGAAAAATCGGCTTGACCAGAAACTAAATTTTTTGCAACATAAAAAGCGGTGTCTGAATTATTAAAATTTCCTGCGCCATAATACATTTTAGTCGAGTTAATCGTCAAACCACCGATAAATCCATCTTGATAAATACTTTCTTCTAATTCATCTACCTCTTCTTCCGCTGCTTCATCTGCGTATTCTTCGCTTGCCACATCTAATCCATCTTCAAGTTTTAAATTACCCCTTACGGTTAAGGTGGTTCCATTCCATGTTAATCTTGTCCCAAGAGAAAATAACGAGTCACTGTCTACGTAAAATGGCGTATCACTATTATTGTAGTTTCCGGCTCCCAAAAATATTTTGCCATTATGACTTATTTCAGTATCACCTTGGAGATCTAAGGTGTTTGTTGTTAGACTATTGGCATAAGCGTCTCCTTCTTTTGTGACTCTAAACGTTCCATTTGCAAATACTCCGGCACCGAGCCACATATTTCCATTAATATCAACGTGAAATGAACCAGAATCAAATCCGCCGATATCAATTGATCCAACTATTGTTGCGTCATAAAAATACGCTCTTCCCTGACCGTTTATCAACCATCCCGTTGTGGCATTTGAATAGCTACCATTTCCAACGTCGGTTCCGTCGAAGTTTGATGATTTTATTATTGACGTTGCGCCAGCCATTGTGATGGTGTGAGCGCCTATGGTTCCTGCTGTTATTTTACTTGCAGTAAGATTTCTGATATGAGCAGAGTCGATTAGGGTGGTTGCACTAGAGGCTACTATCGAAGTCCATAAGGAAAGATTGTTGCTAGTATCTATGCTTCTTACTCTGGCAAAATATATTTTTTCCGCCGTTTGTTCCGTAACCTGACCAGTATTTGAATTTACCTGAGAAATACTTGTTGAATTTTGTGGAACGTCAAGAGCAATCACATTTGCCGAAGAAAAACCAGAAAGAAACGGTTGACCTATTGGGGTATAACTAGATCCCTGTTGAGCAATGCTTTCCGGTAAAAAAACCTCGTATAGATATCCACTTAAGTCTGAATCATTTGAGGGATTAAAGCTGATCATAATGGACTTGTAATTTCCTACGATCACCAAATTTCCCAACTCATGTGGATAAGTCAGATCCCTTGGAACCACCAGTCTCAACAAACCCGCAGATGATATCGACGCATTTACGTCCATATTTCTTGGATTTGTTGTTATTAAATATTCTTTACCGTGGCTTTAGAGACTTTATTGTTTTTCTTATCGTTGGCATTACTTTACCAATCCAGTTGAACTAAAAGAAAGTTCTTTGTTTATTTCTTGAATTCCTATACTTAATCTCATGTTTTTTTCAAAATGCAGTTCTTGTATCTGTATTTGGTTTGAGTTAGACTTTTCGTTTTTTTCTGCCAAACATTCTATTTCCAGAACATAGTCAATCTTCTCAGATTCAAGAGATTGTGGTAAGAATACATACAATTGACTCGTCGATTGACTTACATCATAACAGTCAACAATTACATCATCAAAGATAACTTTTTCAATGTCTCCAATTTTTTCTCTTAATGAACTTAATCTTAATTTTATTTTTCCGAAAGAAGGACCGTTTTAGGCCATACAGAATGAATCCGAGGACCGCTAAAATTAATAACGGCTTTTGCACCAGTTTTTTGAGAAATAGAATCCTTCCAATCTAATCCATCATGAAAAAATGAAATTCTATAGTATGCGCTTGTTGTATTTTTGGATCTGCCTGAAAAAAAATTAATCTCTGACTCAAGCGCATTGTATAAAAAACTATTAGAACTTTGAGACTTATAAGAAGCTATATCTTCTTCTGATTTCATCATGTAAACGCAGTGACTGCTAGACAAATCTTGTTTATATAAATATTTGATATTTTTAGTTTGATAATACAAATAATATACCCCATTTAAATCCTCATTCATTGGATGATCTTCTGCGGCCTGAAAATAAAGTTTACCTGAAACAATTGACGTCTTTGTTAATATTGGTTTATCTTCTCCATAAAATGCATCATCGCCGATTTGTTTTTGATTGATATACTACAACATACGAGTGATCTTCATAGTTTGGTGCGAATGATTGATCATATATTTTATTTATTTCTAGATTTTTAATATCTACAAAAATCCATTCGTCTTTCTTTATATTTTCAAAAGGAACCTTAAGATTTATTTGCCTTCTAAGCAGCGGGGTTTTAAATGAAATAACAGGTAATAGTTGCAGACTTGTTTCATGAGGATAATATTTAAACCACGTTAAATTATTCATGTCAACATCATATTTCCGTATACAATATTTCAAACGCATAAGCGTCTTTGAATTCTTCTGGATACTCTATTACTAGGTTAACATCAGCCACTGGAGTACCGCCAGTAAGTATATCTGCATGAAATGATTCAACTCTTATCGTTATTTTTTCTAGATCTTGTTTACTAATCACAAATTCTTCTCTTGCACTTTCATAGTCAACGTCAGAAGATTTTATTCTCACAGACCCATCCGACCCATCATGTCTGTGTGTTCCTATCCTTATGCCATCTATGGATGCCTGTTCGTCTAAAAATATATCTCCACTCAAGATTCCGTCCAGATTTCATTAAGTATTGCGGATGGCTATCTTGACCAAGATCATCTAATAGAGAATGGCTTGACCTTACATTTTTTGAATTATCCTCATGTTCAATACTTTCTAAAAGAAGCTCATAAAGCGAATCACCTTTTTCTGTATAAACATTTGTTTTTTTTATGCCCTTATTTTCCAACTGAGATATGTAATTGACATATTTCCTTCTTCTTAAGATATTTTGATAGAGATTATCTATTTTTGATGTAGTGTTATTTCTTCTTTCTAATAAATCTGTCATTAAAGACTTAAAGTTTCCTTCGCCTATTAGAACACCCGAAACCGCTTCTTCAGATAGGATTGGAAACTCTGATATCATTCTAGATGTTCTAAGATTAGTTGAAAGTTCAGAAATAACTTTTGATTTAAATCTTAGAGAAGGTGTTAAAAAATTTTTATAAAAAACATCACAATTTGTAATCAAATCCGAGTAGAGAGATTCAAGCTGCGAATCAATCAATGTTGTCAGCGAGTCTACTTTGATCGAAAAAAGTGCTTGAAATTGGATTGCTTGTTTTTGAGTTGTTTTATCCACTTCGGCTTCTGGTAAGCCTGTTGGTGATGACGGGAGGTTTTCTGTGAAAAGTTTCTGATAGTGCATCGCCATTTTGTACCAGTAGAAGTAGTACGATGCAATTTGTTGTTGTGATTCATCTTCATATTTTTCTCCAAAATCTGTAGATAACGAATTCTTAATCAATTCTGCTTCATTTATTAGGCACTTTATTATTTCTCTATAATCATACAAGTGACCAAATGTTGAAGTTGATATTACGTCATTGTATTCTTTAGTAAATTTTTTATACCCTCTAGCATTACCCCTTTCGGCAAACATGTACTGCTCAAAACAGATATAAGGCGGAATAGGATATTTTAAAGGTCCATAATATTGATCTACGTATATTTGAGGAAAATTTATTGGAAGATTATTTATCTGTTCCCACACGTAGTTGTGACACTGTTCTAGTGTAGAATTAGATTTTGGATTTACGCTAACTTTTTTTAAATATGTTTCTAATATATTTAGAAATTGCCTTAGTTGTGTTGTTGCGGCTTCCGCTTCAGATCTAACGATTTCAATGCCTATACTATAAGTTTGATCACTACCGAACACCACCAAGATAATTCGACATAAGATTTCTTGTTGCCCTAGAGGAGGGACTGTCGTCAGCGTACGACAATGAGGAGGATTCCTGCATTTTATAGTCTTCGTACACCGATTCTAAATTTGACATTTTTAAAACATTTTCCTTGATACTTTTTTGCTATTTCTTTTTCCAAATTTTGGTTTTAACTTAGCCGTTCTATCTACATTTAATATTATACCAGATTCTTTGTTGTTATAATCATCGTTTTTTTTGTCTTGGTTTTTGGGCATAAAAAATGTGTTTGAAAAAGACTCGACATTGGTTGCTACTTCGCCTTTACCAAATTCTCCATAATTTTCAGTTATAGCCAAAAGTGCCAGTATCAGGGCATCGTGCGCGTGATCAACGGCCGATCCACCAGCCTCAAACACTGGTCTGCCAGTTTGAGTGGTTCTAACCACAACGTATGATATGATTTGCATATAGAGCTCTTCGTCTGCTGCTGGAAACAATAAAAGAGATTTTTCAAAATACTGAGTTAAATTATCAACCATATATGGCTTTATTTCTTTTTTAACAGGCAGTTTTGTATATGGATCTTTAATTTCTATTAGTTCGCCAAATCCTATTCCCTTTACCCTGTCCCTCAAATTGGATTTAGGATTTTCAGTTCCATATTTTCTGAGCAGCTCTACCTGAACCTCACCATACCCTCTATCAACATAGATGTGTTTTGGTTGAAAAGAATCATTCAATTGTACAATTCTATTAACAGCGTTTGTTAAAGTATATTCTGACTTTTCAATTTCCTCTCTATAAGCTATTCTTATCTTGTTTCTAAATCTTTCTTCTTCATGATTTTGATGACATGCCTCAAGCACAACTATATTTGTTCCTGCTCCGTATTTATCCCAGTCGACACCAATGGTGTAAATTGATCTAGCTGAGGTTATTTCTGGTATGTAATTCCAAGACGGCTCCACAAAAGCGGCATCAACAAATTTTCTTGGATAAACACCTTCTGCGTCTTCTCCCCAGTCTGCTTCAATTTCATGCCTATATCCAGTTTCTGAGTATTGCTCTCTAAATTCATCCTCTTGTTCCTTAGAAAAAAATGGATTACAGTATGAAGGAAACCAAAACTCCCTAAATCTTCCCGACCTGCACCACTCCCAAAATCTTTCTCTTCTACCAGTTGGAGTAGAGGCACCAATCAAGACCTTATCTGGCTGATCCTCTGCTGTTTTCTGAAGCATGGCATACAGTGCGTCAAGGTCATCTGTGTGCATGTAGTCCATTTCGTCCAAGACAATGACGTGAGCTTCTTGACCACGAGCTACATCTGATTTACCACCAGACCTCATTCCAGAGGTAAAAAATCTAATTGTGGAGCCATTAGAAAATTCTATCATGAATTGAGGACTGGTTACTTTTCTAATTATAGAACTAGATACAATTTCGTTTTTTGATGCCAGTCTGTTTATTTCTTGATATATAAGTTCCACTTGCGTTTTCATTGGCGCAATAACCAGACAGCGTCCATCTTTGTTTGTATAACTATAATGCAGTAGTGCAATTGCCATACTAAAGGTTTTACCTAGACGACGGCCTGCTCTCAACACTTTACGTAGTGATGGATCTCTCAATATTAGAGTTTGATAAACTCTCGTTTCTACTCCGTAAGAAATATTTTGCCCATCTACATGGGTCTTTTGCTATATGTATTTGTCTTTGTATTTCTGCAGAAAGTCCTGAGTTTAACAGTGCGTTGTCAACCTCGAACGGCTCGTCTACCAAAAGTGCCAATTCCCTGTTTGTCATTGACCTTTCCAATACTGGCGAACCATCCTGCCAGTTTAGGTGGGATAATTTATTTTTAAACACCCATTCAATTCTATTAATTTGTTTTACATATTCTGGGTTTTGAGATTGGATAATCTCAATTAAATCCTCTTTAGAAAGTGCTTCTAATTGTTTTCTAAACTCTCTTGTTTTAGCTAACATATCTATCCAAAATGCGCAGCCATCATTGCGCCCTCCGAACCAAGAAGTGACCTAGCATTGAGTCTAGAGTTTTGAATTGCCATTACTCCCCTGGCTCTTGACGTTGCAGCCACCTCGTTATCTTTATAGGTGCCAAACAATCCACCAGATATATTACCTTGCATTGACTTCATTGCGTCTTTTCCAAAGCCAATCGCTCCTTTTACGGCAAGTCCACCAAGTTTTCCAACCTGATATGCAAAGTCCAAGGCAAGGGCTGCATTCAGTCCCGGTATTGCCGCAATTCCAAACTGAGAAGCGACAGATAATGCCGCTCTTCCACCTAATTGCGTACCTGCTTTTATTGCGCCTTTTTTACCAAGTGTTTCTACAAAACCTTTTTCTAAAAGTTCTTTTGATAATTGCGCCGTTCCCCCTTCTGTTGCGGCCATTGTAATCGGTCTACCAAGTTTTTCGGCGATTGTTTTTGCATACTCGCTATTTCTCATCATAGCTTTAGACATTGATGTTATTGTTTTTTCTGCCTGTTCTGACGCTAGAAACTCAAATCCACCATACGTAGCCAATCTTCCTGCAGCTGTATGATTCATATATTTCTCGCCAGCGCCAGGAGTTACCATGAAGCTCATTACATTCTTCGTAAGTTTACCCCTTTGTCCTTGAACCATTGCATATCTTCTGTCTCCAATTTCAAGTGCAGCTGCCCCCTCTGCGCCAATTAAAGATCTTCCGAAGTTCGTTTAATGGTGCACTAGAAATATCCCTTAATGATTCAGTAGCAGATTTTCTGATCGCCGCGTTCCTCGCCGAAGAACCCTCTGCGAGTCCAGCGGCGCTGGCGGCAGCAGTAAAACCATGCACAGCGTCTTGGGTCATCAGTGCCAAAGGATTATTCATTGCCATTATTCTAGCAATGTTCATATCTGCGGCTGCGACTGCAGTTGACGCTCCCCTAGCCGACATTTTTTCTATTTTTCTTAATGCCCCCAGTCTTGCAAACATTCCACCACCAAAAAGAGGGGCTTCTTTTGATCCCCCTGCAAATCCCCTCGTTCCTATCAGCATATTTCCTATGCTAGCTAGGGCTCCACCACCCATTGGGGCATAATAAGGACTTCCTGGGCCTGCGCCTAGGGCGCTAAGATTCTGAAGTCTACTAAATCGTCTTGGATTGAAAAGTCTATTATTTTTGAAAAACCCTTTTACTGAAATAGGAGTTGAGTCGGGCGAGGGCATGCGTGGCACGCGACGAGGAGTAGCGCCAGCTCGTGGTGGCGGCGGAGGCATACCAGCAAGTCTTCTACCTCTTCTTGTTGGACGGCCAAATATATTTGATCCACCAATAAACCTATTCGTTCCCATTTCGTCTGGTAATAGATTGCCCCTGCTAAATCGCCCAAACTTAGATTCATCGCCAAACATTCTGTGGAAGAATCTCCCCATCCTTCCTAAATCATCTCCAATTCCTCCACGAACAATGGTGTTTTGCATTCTGTGCATCATGAATCCACCCGCAGTATGAAATGCGGCCATTCTTGCCATCTGTTGAGCATATGGGTTTTCTAATACACCCAAAAGACCTTCTGCCCTGTGCGATATGGGATCGGGCAGTTTTTCTTGCATAAGTGGAGAAGTTGCCAAGCTATACTGAATATTCTCCGCAAATGGATTTAGACCAATTCCAGAGTTGGTCATTTCATTTTGCATTTTAACCACCTCTTCTTAGGTTATGCATTCCAAGAACTATGTTTCCATCTGCATTTAAATCTGCTGCCGTATCCAGGGAGGTATTTTTTGCCCCACTTCTGTAGAGATTACCACCGTACGTAA